ATAAAGAAGCTAAGGCAAAGGAAGAGATTATAGATGTCACGCCCAAAAAATGATGAAGGCTATATGGGCAATCCCAATGTAAAACGGGATGGCGTAGAAGCTGAATTTACAGAAGAACAAATTAAAGAGTACAGAAAATGCATGATGGATCCTGCATATTTTGCTCGCACATATCTCAAGGTTATTTCGCTTGATGATGGTTTAGTACCATTTAATCTTTATCAATACCAAGAAAATATGTTTAATCATTTTAATGAGAATAGATTTTCTATTGTGTTGGCTTGTAGACAGTCTGGTAAATCTATTGCTGCTGTGGGGTATTTACTTTGGTATGCATGTTTCCACTCAGAAAAAACAATAGCTATATTAGCTAACAAAGGCGCTACAGCAAGAGAAATGTTATCTCGTGTAACACTTATGTTAGAAAACTTGCCATTCTTTTTACAGCCAGGCTGTAAAGCATTGAATAAAGGATCTATTGAATTTTCAAATAACTCAAAGCTTATTGCATCTGCAACTTCTGGTAGTTCTATTCGTGGTTTATCTATTAACCTATTGTTCTTAGACGAGTTTGCCTTTGTCGAAAATGATGCTCAGTTTTATACATCAACTTATCCTGTTGTATCATCCGGTAAGGATACTAAGGTTATTATTACTTCTACTGCTAATGGTATTGGTAATGTATATCATAAGATATGGGAAGGAGCAACAACATATGTCAATGAATTTAAAGCGTTTAGAGTTGATTGGTGGGATGTACCTGGAAGAGATGAAGCTTGGAAAGCTCAAACCATAGCTAATACTTCAGAGCTTCAGTTTGACCAAGAATTTGGAAATAACTTTCATGGAAGAGGTAATACACTTATCGATGCTAGTGATTTATTAGCTCAAAAATCTCAAAGACCTATGGATTTTAATGAACACTTATTTATGTATGAAAAGCCTAAAGAAGACCATCACTATGTAATGACAGTCGATGTTTCGAAAGGTAGGGGCCAGGATTACAGTACATTTACTATAATTGACACATCAGTAAATCCATTTAAGCAGGTTTGTGTGTTTAGAGATAATAATATATCTCCAATGCTATTGCCAGATATATGTTACAAGTACGCTATGATTTACAATGAGGCATATATAATAGTTGAGTCTAATGATCAGGGTGCAGTTGTTTGTAATGGTTTGTATTATGATTTAGAATATGAAAATATGTTTGTAGAATCACAAGTAAAAGCTAATTCGATTGGTGCTACTATGACTCGAAGAGTAAAAAGAATTGGCTGTTCAACACTAAAAGATTTAATTGGCCAAAAGAAATTACACATTGTTGATGCTGAGACTATTAGCGAAATGTGTACATTTGTAGCAAGAGGTAATTCGTTTGAGGCTCAAGCTCCTAACCACGATGATTTAGTTATGAATTTAGTTATGTTTGCTTGGTTTACTTCAACTGATATATTTCAAGGATTGACTAATATTGATATGAAAAATTTATTATATCGAGAGCAATTACAAGCTATTCAAGACGACATGTTGCCTTTTGGTATTATTAATGATGGTAGTAATAGTAATATAGAAGGTAAAGGCGATGGCGAAGGTAATGTTTGGTTTGAAGATCATTCATATGATCCACTAAAAAGGCATCTTACGTCATAAATATCCCTTAGAATTATTATTTATATAAATAAAACTGATTGAATATAACCGTATTATGAAAACTTATTAATAACTCAATTTGAGAGGACAAAAAAATGGCATTTCAAGTATCACCAGGCGTCCAAGTCAAAGAAATTGACGCATCGGGCGTAATACCTGCAGTATCAACCAGTATTGGTGGATTTGCAGGGTCTTTCAATTGGGGTCCAGTAGAAGAAGTTAGAACGGTTGGTTCAGAAACAGAATTAGCTAGTATCTTCGGAACACCAGATTCCAATACTTATAAGTACTTTTTAACTGCTGCATCATTCTTAAAGTATGGTAACGCGCTTAAAGTAGTACGAGTAGCTTCCGGTCATAAAAATGCGACCGATGGAACTGCTAAACTCGTCAAGAATGAGGATCATTATGATTCTTTAAGTTTTGACGGAACATTTATTGCTAGATACCCAGGTAAACTAGGTAACTCGCTTAAAGTAACAATCTGTCCAGCTGATGCTACAGCTTGGGCAGCATTTAACGAAGCAGGCAGCTTCGATGGCGCTCCAGGAACTTCCGATTATGGAACTTTAAATGGATACGCTAACGACGAATTACACATTGCTGTTGTAGACACAACTGGCGCGTGGAGTGGAACTGCAGGGACTGTTCTAGAAACATTCCCATTTGTATCGCAGGCTTCAGAATCTAAGAAGTCTGATGGTCAAAGCAACTATTATAAAGAAGTAATCAATAGAACATCCAGTTATATTTATTGGACTGGTCATCCAACAGCTTTAACTAATGCTGGTACTAATCCAGTTGATGATCCTTCAACTACAGAAGTTGATGAAGGAGTAGCATTTGTAACTGGTACAGCTGTACTTACATCTAATCTTACAGGTGGTGTTGACGATAATGCACCAACTGCAGGTGAAATCAATACCGGTTTCATGATGTTATCTGATGCTGAAACAGAGGATGTTAACCTATTGTTTGCTTATCCAGATGCTGATGGTAGTAAAACCATTTGTAATAAACTAATCGAAATTTGTAACACAAGAAAAGATTGTATGGCATTCTTATCGCCGCCAATTGAAGATTCAGTTGGTACTGATACTCCAGCAAGTGATGTACTTGATTGGGTAAATGGTGATTCTAATCAGCTATCAATTAATTCTACATCATATGCTTCTGTTGATTCAGGCGCTGTATATGTTTATGACAAATACAATGATGTTTACAGATGGATTGGTGCTTCTGGTCTTTGCGCTGGTCTTTGTGCAAACACTGATCAGGTTGCTGACACTTGGTTCTCTCCAGCTGGCGTTAACAGAGGTCAACTATTTGGTGTAACTAAATTGGCATATAATCCTAAGAAAGCTGATAGAGATAGTCTCTACAAAGGTAGAGTTAATCCTCTAGTATCTTTCCCAGGACAAGGAACTATGCTATTTGGTGATAAAACACTATTAAGCAAGCCAAGTGCTTTTGATAGAATCAATGTTAGAAGACTATTCATTGTTCTAGAAAAATCAGTTGCTACTGCGGCAAAAGCTCAACTCTTTGAATTCAATGATGAATTTACAAGAGCTCAGTTTAGAAATATGCTCGAACCATTCATGAGAGATGTTAAAGGCAGACGTGGTATGACTGACTTTAGAGTTGTTTGTGATGAAACTAACAACACTGGTCAGGTAATCGATGCTAATAGATTTGTTGCTGATATCTTTATCAAGCCTTCAAGATCTATTAACTTCATAACACTTAACTTTATTGCAACAAGAACCGGAGTAGATTTCTCTGAAATCGCTGGTTAATAACTAGGAGAAGAAAAAATGGCAATTTTAGGCGTAGATGATTTTAAATCCAAGCTAGTAGGTGGTGGCGCCCGCTCTAACATGTTCAAAGTAACATGTAACTTCCCTGCTTATGCTCAAGGTGATGTTGAACTTTCTTCTTTCTTGATCAAAGGAGCTCAGTTTCCTTCATCAGTTGTAGCACCTGTACCTGTATTATTCAGAGGCAGACAACTACAATTAGCTGGTGATAGAACATTCGAACCAGTAACATTAACAGTGATTAATGATACTGATTTCGCGGTGAGAAACTCTTTTGAAAGATGGATGAATGGTATCAGCGAACACAACAATAATACTGGTCAAAGTAATCCTACTGATTATATGGCTGACATTATTGTTGAGCAGCTTAATAAGCAAGGAGAAGTAACCAAAACTTACGATATGAGAGGTTGTTTCCCAACTAATCTTTCTACAATCGAACTTTCATATGACAATGAAAACCAGATTGAAGAATTTACAGTTGAGTTACAGGTTCAATATTGGGAGTCTGGAACCACTTCGTAAAAGCATTATAAATAATATTAAAGGAAGGGAGAACTAACTCCCTTCCGATAATATTGAGGTAAATATAAAAATGGCAGAACTTTTTGGTTTTGAGATCAATAGGAAAGGACAAAAGCTTCCTGAGCTTCCTTCCTTTGTTCCAAATACAGATGAAGATGGCGTTGGGGTTATTAATACAGGTGGTCATTTTGGCCAGTATGTAGATATTGATGGCGACTCAGCTAAGACTGAAGTAGATCTTATTCATAAGTATAGAGATATTGCTTCGCATCCTGAGTGCGATGCCGCAATTGAAGATATCGTCAATGAAGCGATTGTTGGTGATAGTAGATCAGCACCTATTGAAATTATTATGGATGAACTAAATGCATCTGACAAGATTAAAGGGGCTATAAAAGAAGAATTTGAGAATATAATCTCATTACTTCATTTTAACGCATACTCGCATGATATTTTTAGAAAATGGTATATCGACGGTAGATTACCATACCATATTTTGATTGATACAAAAAATCCAAAAGCTGGTATTAAAGAATTAAGATATATTGATCCCGGTAAATTAAGAAAGATCAAAGAAGTAGAAGAAGAAAAAGATCCAAAAACCGGGGCTAATATTATTAAGAAGTCAGAAGAGTACTTCTTATTTCAAGATGGAAAAATGGCAAATGATGGACAAGGATTAAAAATACATCCGGACTCTATTGCATATTGTACTTCTGGGATGCTGGATCCCACACGTAAAAGAATTTTATCGCATTTACAGAAAGCAATTAAACCTGTAAATCAACTTAGAATGATGGAAGATTCTCTAGTAATTTATAGAATTAGTAGAGCTCCAGAAAGAAGAATATTTTATATTGATGTTGGTAACCTTCCAAAAGGTAAAGCAGAAGAATATTTAAAAAATATCATGGGTCAATATAGAAATAAGTTGGTTTATGATGCTAAAACTGGAGATATTAAAGATGATCGCAAGCATATGTCAATGCTTGAAGATTTCTTCCTACCTCGAAGAGAAGGCGGAAGAGGTACTGAGATTTCAACGCTTCCTGGTGGTGAGAATCTTGGACAAATCGATGATATTATATATTTCCAAAAGAAATTATACAAATCACTAAATGTTCCAGTTAATCGTTTAGAACAAGAATCTGGATTTAATTTAGGTAGGTCTACTGAAATATCAAGAGACGAAGTTAAATTTAAAAAGTTTTTAGATAGATTAAGAAAAAGATTTAGTGATTTATTTGTACAGCTTTTAAGAACACAATGTTTATTGAAAGGTATTGTTACTAAAGAAGATTGGCACATGTTTAAAGAAGATATTGCCTTTGATTTTATTGAAGACAATTACTTTAGCGAACTAAAAGAAGCTGAAATTCTAAGAGAAAGATTTGAGATGTTAGCTCAAATGGATGAATATGTTGGAAAATATGTATCTAATGAGTGGATTCGTAAGAATGTTTTAAGACAATCTGATGATGAAATTGCTGAAATACAGAAACAAATAGCTGATGAGAAAGCATCTGGTGAAATTGAAGACATTGATGATGAAGATTTTTAATCTTGAAATTTAATTTTTTATAAATATATAACATAGGAAAAGGAAATAATGAATATTGCAGAACTAATTGATAATGTAAAGAGCGGAGACAACGTTCAAGCTGGTAAAGATTTTAATACTATCATGGCTGACAAGTTGTCAGCTGCGTTTGATGCTAAAAAAATCGAAGTGGCATCTACATTACAAGATAGACAAGCCTCTAAAGAAGAGGAATAACTAAACGGAAATAAGTAAATGAAACTTATAGCAGAATACAATGACAATAACCTAGAGGTTATTGAAGAAAAAGTTAACGGTAAAAAAACTCTCTGTATTGAGGGTGTTTTTATGCAAGCTGATTCTAAAAACAGAAATGGCAGAGTATATCCAAAAGAAATCTTGGAGAATGCCGTTAATAAATACGTAAAAGATCAAGTAAGTACTGGAAGAGCAGTTGGGGAATTAAACCACCCTGAAGGTCCTTCCATTAACTTAGATAAAGTTTCACATAAGATTACTGAACTCAGATTTGACGGAAGTAATGTTATTGGAAAAGCATCAATCTTAGAAACTCCTATGGGTCAGATCGTAAAAGGTTTGCTCGATGGTGGCGTTAAGCTTGGTGTATCAAGTCGTGGTATGGGAAGTCTTGTGCAAAAAAATGGCGCTATGTATGTGAAAGATGACTTTATGTTGTCTACAGTAGATATCGTTCAAGACCCTTCAGCTCCAGAGGCATTTGTCAATGGAATTATGGAAGGTGTTGATTGGGTATGGAATAATGGCGTTCTTTGTCCACAAGAAGT